TTCAGCAGGTACAGACTATGTAGCACCAGCAACTGCAACTAGCTTTACAGCTACTCAAACATTCACAGGTTCAACAACAGCTATTGGTGCAGTATTCCAAGATGCAGCAGAAGTTACAACAGTATCTGCAACGGCTGCTACAGGCACAATCAACTATGATGTTACAACTCAATCAGTTTTGTATTATACATCTAATGCTTCAGCTAACTGGACAGTTAATGTAAGAGGTAATAGTTCAACATCTTTAGATACTTTAATGTCTACAGGTCAAGCTCTTACAGTCGTATTTTTAGTCACACAAGGTGCAACAGCATACTATAATAATGCTTTCACTATTGACGGTTCATCTGTCACTCCTAAATATCAAGGTGGTACAGCATGGACAAGTGGGAATGCTTCAGGTATTGATGCTTACTCTTATACTATCGTTAAGACAGGTTCAGCCACATTCACAGTATTCGCAGCTCAAACACAATTCAAATAGGAATTAGTTAATGTCACTATTGTCAAGACTAGCCGTTCAAGCAGCAAGAGCTTATGGTGTATTGTCATCTAAAAGCACTAATGTCCCTGCTTCTTATCTCGTTGTTGCTGGCGGTGGTGGTTCTGCTGGATATAATGGTGGTGGAGCTGGCGCAGGTGGTTATCAAACATCTACATTTACATTATCTACATTAAACACATATAGTATTACTGTAGGTGCAGGGGGAACTGCTGGAAATAATGCAGTAAATTCAAGAGGAACAAATGGTTCAAATTCAGTAATTTCAGGCACAGGTTTAACCACAATTACTTCTGTAGGAGGAGGAACATCAGGTTCTGGCTCTGCAACATTAGGTGTTTTAAATGGTTCTAGCGGTGGTTCAGGCGGTGGAGCTGGTGGAGCAAGTGGCACAGATGCTACTGTGGCTTCAGGAACATCAGGACAGGGTAATGCTGGTGGTGATAATTTTAATTCAGGAGGTTATGGTTCTGGAGGAGGTGGTGGTGCTAGTGCTGTAGGTGGTAATGGAACAACTAGCGTTTCTGGAAATGGTGGCAATGGAACTGCATCATCTATAAGTGGTTCATCTGTAACTTACGCAGGTGGCGGTGGCGGTGGTTCAACTGTAGACGGAGCAACTAGAGGAACAGGCGGCACAGGAGGAGGCGGTAATGGCGGAGCATCTGGTAACGCAGGGGTTGCTGGAACTGCAAACACAGGTGGTGGTGCAGGCGGTGGCGCTCATGTTCAAAATGGAGCTGCAGGCGGTTCAGGCATAGTCATCATATCTTACACATCTGCTACACCTAAATTTACAGGTGGCACAGTTACTACTTCAGGTGGTAATCAAATACATACATTCACAGCTTCAGGTTCATTAGTCCCTGCAACAGCAGTTACAGCTAGTTATTTAGTCGTAGCTGGAGGTGGTGGAGCAGGCACAGGTGCTGGTGGTGGTGCTGGTGGTTTGCTTGCTTCTACAACAACACTTTATTATCCAGCAACATACACAGTTACTGTAGGCGGTGGTGGCGCAGGAACTGTTTATACAGGTTTCCCATCTAATGCTACACAAGGTTCTAATTCTGTATTAAGTGGAACAGGATTAACCACGCTTACTTCAATAGGTGGTGGTTTTGGTTCATCTGGTTCTGGTGGTAATGGTGGTTCAGGTGGTGGCGCAACTGATGGGTCTGCTGGAACTGGAACTTCAGGTCAAGGTAATAATGGTGGAACTTCAACATACGCAGCACCTTATTATGGTGCAGGTGGTGGCGGTGGTGCAGGAGCAGTTGGAGGAAACGGAACTTCTACAGTAGCTGGTAATGGTGGTAACGGGTCTGCGTCATCTATTTCAGGTTCTTCAGTTACATACGCTGGTGGTGGTGGCGGCGGAATTGGTCTTACTGGAACTGCTGGCACAGGTGGCACAGGTGGTGGTGGTGCTGGTAATAATGGAACAGGGTCAGGACTTGGAACAGCAGGAACTACTAACACAGGTGGAGGTGGCGGTGGTGGTGGTGAAGTTGCTGGTGTTGGTGGTGCTAGGTCAGGCGGTGCTGGAGGTAGCGGAATAGTTATCATCTCATACGCTGGCTCACAACAATTTATAGGTGGAACTGTAACAACATCAGGTGGAAACACAATACATACATTTACTGCAAGCGGAAGTTTAATAGGATTATTGAGAAGTTCTTTATCAACTGTTACAGGTGGTAATCAAATTGTTACTGTTGGAGCTTATAAATACCATGTATTTACTTCTACAGGCACATTTACTGTATCTGCTGGAAGTGGTAATGTTGAAGTAATTTCAGTAGGTGCTGGAGGCGGAGGTGGTTTAGACGCAGGCGGTGGTGGTGGCGGTGGTGAATTAGATATATTAAGTCTTGTTACTGTTGAACCAGCATCTTACACAGTTACTATTGGAAGTGGCGGAGCTGGTGCTACAACACCTTCTTATACTGCAACAAATGGTGGAACTTCTAGTTTTGCATCAAGCGTTATTTCACTAGGTGGTGGTAGAGGTGGTTCATTTTTTACATCTTCATTAGCTGGTGGTTCAGGCGGTGGTGGTTCGCAACCATTTACAGCTGGAGGAACTGCATCAGGTTCTAATACTTTTGCAGGTGGAACAGGAGCTGGTAGCGGTGGTGGTTCAGCTGGTGGTGGCGGTGGTGGTGCAACTGCGGTTGGTGGAAATGCTGCTACCTCCACAGGAGGAAATGGCGGTGCAGGCTATACTTTAACATCTATTGACTCTAATTTAACAAGTGCTAATTTTTCATCTTTAACAGGTATGACTGTTATATCTTCAGGTGGTGGTGGTTCTATTGACCCAAATACACCATCAGGTCAAGGTATTGGTGGAACAGGAGCAGGTTCAGGTTCATATGGTAGTGGCACAACTACAGGTGCGGCTACATCTTTTGGTTCAGGTGGTGGTTCAACAAGACAATCACCTGCTGGTGCAGGTTATGGCGGTCTTGTAATTATTAGGTATTTAAGCTCATAATTTTTAATGAATAAACCTAGCATAGAGTTATTATTTCCAACCCCTGTTATGTTTAATAGCATAGACAGAGCTTTTACTAAACAAGAACTTAAGTTTGTAGATAAGCATAGTAAATTAACTTATCAAAATGCAGGCAATATGACAAGCCTAAATAATTACATACTTGAGGAAACAGAATTGAAAGACTTAAAACAAATATGTTTAGATCATGTTAATAACTATATAGAAAAGATATACAAACCAAAATACAAAGTTGAACCTTATGTAACACAGTCATGGTTAAATTGGACTAAACCTAATGAATACCATCACTCTCATGCTCATCCTAATAGTTTTATATCAGGTGTGTTATATATAAGTGCAAATGAAGATGAAGATAAAATTAAATTCCATGACAATGGATATAAACAAGTAAAGTTAGACACAGACAACTATGATGTTTATAATTCAAATAGCTGGTGGTTTAAAGTTAAAACAGGTGGTATCGTATTATTCCCATCTAGTTTAACGCATAATGTTGAGTCAGTAACCTCTAAAGACACTAGAGTTAGTCTTGCATTTAACACATTTTTAACAGGCACGCTTGGTGATAACAAAGCATTAACAGAACTAAAATTAAATTAAGGAAATTAATATGGCACATTTTGTTAGAATTGAAAACGGAGTAGTAGTTCAAGGAATTGTGGTAGCAGATAAAGATACTGCTGACGAACATGGTGTAGAGAAAGAAGAAATTGGTATTGCTTTTTGCTCTAACCTTTTAGGTGGCACATGGCTGCAAACATCATACAATGCTCGTATTCGTAAACATTACGCAGGTATAGGTTATACTTATGACGAAACACTAGATGCTTTTATTGCCCCTAAACCTTTTGCTTCATGGTTATTAGACAAAGATAAAGCAGAATGGAAAGCACCTGTAGACTATCCTACAGACGATAAAAGATATACTTGGGATGAAGCAAAAACTTCTTGGGTTGAAGTAGCAGAATAATGTTTGGCATAACCGCATTTGCTGAAACCTCCTTCAGCACACTAGGTAAGATAGGAGGCATAGTATTAGCCTCTGCCCAAGTAGATGCAAACGCAATTGTTACTGCTAATGCTAATGCGATAAAACCATTTAGTGCTGCTATTACTGCAGATGCTACTGTTACAAGTAATGCAACAAGAATACGATTAAATAGTGGTTCTATAAACGGAACTGCGGATGTAAGTGCTGTTTACTTACGCATAAGAAATGCTGTAGGTTCAATTACAGGTAACGCTACTGTAACTGCACTAGGTTCGCTTGCAATTAGTGGTTCAGCATCTATTACTGCTAACGGTTCAGTAGAACTCAATTATGTAGTGATTAGAACAAACGCTGCAAGCATTACAGGTATAACAACTGTATCTTGTTTAGCGGGTTATGAAGTAAGTGGTGAAGGCAATATAGTAGCTAATGCTAGTGTCTTTTGTTTAGGTGGTATTGTAGCGGGTGCTAGTGCATCTATCACACCTATAGCCACAGTTACAGCAAACGGAGTAATACAAGGTGATGAGTGGAATCCTGTCCCCGCAGGAAATGAAGTATGGACAGATACAACCCCTAGTGTAGATGTATGGACAGAAGTCGCACAAGGAACTAACACATGGTTAAGACAAGGATAAAAAATGGCAAAAACCAAGATTTCAGAATTTAGTGCAACCGCAGCAGATAATACCGATATTACCAATATCAATATTGCTGAAGGTTGTTCACCAGCTAACGTAAACAATGCTATACGTTCTCTTATGGCTTTACTTAAAGACCAACAAGCAGGAACAAGTGGTGATCCATTTACAGTAGCAGGTACATTTGGACTTACAGGTGGATTAACATTAGACGGAACTGCAGGAACTTCAGGTCAAATATTAGTATCAGCAGGTTCAGGTAATACACCTACATGGGGCAATGCGTTTGTAGCTGGTATGATTATTATATGGTCAGGATCATCTGCTAGTATTCCTAGTGGATGGTTATTATGTGATGGCTCTAACTCTACACCTGACTTACGCAATAGATTTGTAGTAGGTGCTACATCTACTTACGCTGTAGGTGCTACTGGTGGTAGTGCAGACGCTATTGTAGTAAGCCATACACATACTGCCACATCAACAGACTCTGGTCATACTCATACAATTACAGTAAACAACCAAAGCAATGTACAAGACTCAACAAGTGGTGGAGATACACGCCCTGCAACATCAAGCACTACACTAACAACAGCTACAGGAACTGCTAACATTACAACTACAGTTGCATCTTCTGGTACATCAGGCACTAATGCTAACTTACCACCATACTATGCACTCTGTTACATTATGAAGGCTTAATATGCCTATACAACGCATAGCTTTTAAAGACTGGTTACCTGACCAACCAAGTATATTAGATACAGTATCAGAAGCTAATAACGTTATTCCTTTAGCTGTAGGATATGGTCCATTTAAGTCAGCAGTAAACTATTCAGGTGTAGCTACAGAAGTTCTTACTAACTGTTTTGCAGCCAAAGTAAATAATGACGTTACTGTATTTGCAGGAGGTTCTAGTAAATTATTTAAAGTATCTGCTACAGACTTATCTATGGAAGATGTATCTAAAGCAGCAGGATACACAGGTATTAATAGATGGCAATTTGTACAGTTTGGTGACTATGCGTTAGCTTCTAATGGCTCTGAAAAAATACAATATTTTGATGTAAACTCATCTACAGACTTTGCAGATTTAGCAGCAGCTGCTCCAGTAGCTAAATACATTACAGTAGTTCGTGACTTTGTAGTAGGTGCTAATATAGGTGCTGGCTCAAATCCTTCACGAGTAAACTGGTCAGATATTAACGATCCTACAGATTGGACAGCAGGCGGGGCATCACAATCAGATTTCCAAGAACTTCCTGACGGTGGTGACATTACAGGTATTACAGGTGGCGAGTTTGGTATTGTATTTCTAGAAAAAGCCATTGTGCGTATGTCATATATTGGCTCACCATTATTCTTTCAGTTTGACACTATTTCTCGTAACGTAGGATGTATAGAAGGTGGATCTATTGCTCAATATGGTGGCATAACATACTTCTTATCAGATGATGGTTTCTACTCATGTAATGGTCAACAAGTTACAGGTATTGGTTCAGAAAAGGTAGACAGAT